CTGAACTTCTTGAGGAAGTCAGATGTATTACCTTTAATCGGAACTTGAGGTTTAGCCTTCAGTTCCTTGATTACTTCTGCTGTGTCGTTTGGGTCTGCCATAAATTAGATTTCGTCGAGGTCTGGGTCAACAGTGATGTCCGCTGGCTCTTTATGCTTTCCAGCAGCTTTTGTTTTTTTGAATGCTCCCTGCTCTTCTGTTCCAATAGCTTCAATAGTTTTGATTGCATGGATAAGCGTGGTTACTCCTTCTGGTGGGTTTACGTTAAGCAACAAGTAAGCCTGTAGCTTGTTCCAATCTTCGTGTGTTGTTATTGCCGCGCATAGGGATTTTACTTTTTCTGTTGTCATGTTTGTGTTGGTGTCTGCATTGGAGTCTCTTCCATCTCAACTACTTCTGTTGCCTCTGGAGTCTCAACCTCTTCGGTTTCCATCTCCATTTCCTCTGGTTCTTCCATCTCTGGAGCTTCACCTTGCATTGCTGCTTGCTTGGATTTCTCCTTCTGAATCTCAGCGCGAGCTTTAGCTTTCTGGAGTGCGAGTTGAGTGATACCTTGTTCCTTGCGCTGCTCAGTGCGTTGAGCATGACTGATAGAAGCCTTACCAATTGAGATGTCAGCAAGTTTCTTCTTGGTGTCGATTTCGATACCAGATTTAGCAGCGAGGTATTGAAGTTTGATGTCTTCCTCGGAGTTAGGTTGACCAGATTTCTGAGCTTCGGCTTCAGCCATTTGGACGTAAACTTGTTGAAGTTCGTCGGCCATTGCTTGCGCTTCATTCATTCCTTGCATGAATTGCTTCAAGAAGTCCTGCTTGGATTGATCCTTACTGATATATTCAACGTGCGCCATGATGTGACCACCCTTGAATTTGACTGAGCGGACTGCCTTGGAAAGTTCTGCAAGCTCTGGTTGACCTTGTTGCACAGATTGCAGGTTCATCTGCAACTGCATCATCATATCCTGCAAGTGACCAACTGCGTGTTCGATATGCGGATCAGTTGGAAGAACTGGGAAGTTTTGCGGGTTAACGAACGCATCCGTCATGCCAGCATTTTCAAATCCGATTACGCGAGCGGTATCAGTAATCTTAGTTGGCTTGGTATTCCGGTAGCGAGCTACATTGTCCCTGCCAGAGAGTGCCGCGATTGCATCTTTAACTGCGTTCTCTTGCCCTTCATTGGCTGGAGTAATTGCTGTAATCTGCAATAGTTTCTCTGCTGTGATGAGTTTGAACGACGGGCTACCAGCCCCATTGATGAGGTTAGAACGAATGCTGGTGATATTTTTATATGCCGCAGCTTCTTTAGGAGTTCCGAGTTCTTCAAGAATCTCATAGAACTTTTTAACATACTCATATCCATCATCGCTGGATTTTGCGTTTACGAAGCGTTTGTAGAGTTGTTTGAAGTAGAGAGTTTGGCACTCGTTGAATCGGCGAATCTGAGTTCCAGATAGTTTTGCAGACTCAGCGGCATCAAGTTCAGCCTCGCCTTTCGTGCGTTGCTTGCCTCCAGCGGTAGGAGAATTGATGCGATACTGACCCATGCCGCGATACATATCTCCCATGAAGAACTGCATGAAGCTCATGCTTTCTGCTACTGGAAGCTGGAAGCGGTTCTGGATGAACTTTGCGCCATCTGGCATTACGCTAATTGGCAACCATTCCATCTGCTTCAGCATTTTGGTTGCGTCTGGCCCTTGACCTTCGATCATCAACATGGAGTTAAGTCGGACGGCATCGACCAGAGAGTTCATTGTGAAGTCATACTGGCGGCAGGCAACGAACGCCGATTCTGCTTGGCTCTTGATGTCTTGGAAGAGTCCGCTGCCAACAGAATCCGTAAGCATATACATGATCTCATCCCATGAATTGAAGAGTCCTACCTTGAGCATCATAAATCCATGTTGGCTTCTGACATCATCTTCGCTGATCTTACCTGCTCCTTTGATGTTGGAGTTGATGTAATCGGAGATTGGTTGGTAGTCTTGAAGGATAATTGCCTTGCTGATCTTGCCGTCAAACTCCCTCCAGTAAATTTCGTAGAGGTCGATCTTTTGGTTTACGGATAGTGACCAGTTGAATCCTGCCTCGCTGATCGTTCGGAAGAAGTCTTCGCGTGTCTTACGATTGTTGCTGAATGCACGATGGAAACGGATAGCATCAATTGCTGCGTCAACATTCCATCCCATTGCTTCTGCCGCTGCACGATTCTCAATCTTCTTGTAGAGTTCGTATGGTGTCAAACGGACACGGCGGACAAACTCTTCAAGGTTGCAAAAGTCGATCCTAATGTCGTCTGGAAAGAGAAGGTCGGAGAGGTAAACGTGTTCTGGCATCCATCCCATAGGGGAGTCCCACATTCCGATTCCTTTTCCATACAGCAACATTTCTTCAAGGTCTTGTTCTGTGTTGTAGAGGTATCCGGGCCATTCGCGGATTGCTTGGTCAAATGCGATTCCGATGTTCTCTGAGTTAACGAGGCGTTCTTTTTCATTGCCAAATTTACTTTTGATCGTGCAACAAGCCTGCCGTTCCGTAATAACATCGTAGTAACTCGACTTCTGGTTATCAACGATAAATCCAAGTTGTCCGTAGTTCACATCCGATTGCCAAGGCAGACGCTTCTCAGCAAGTTTGCTATACCCTGTAGGGGGGAACATCTTATACGCCTTATAGATACGGATACGTTTATTCTCGCGCCCGATGTTAGCAAGCCGAAGATGATTTGCTATGTTCCAAGCGTGTGAGGCGTTGGAGATTCGTGTTTCTGGTGGTTTGCCGTCTTGATCTAAGACAGCAAGTGAAAAATTATCGTTGCCAATGCTTAAAGACATAATGTTTATTTTTATCGGTTACGATAATGAGTTAAGCGTGTTCCTGCGTTTATTGCAAGAAGAACATCCGCGAGCTTTATGCTCAAGTTTAGTTCCAAGAACCCTGTCCGTAGTCTTGGCTACTGTGTGAATAACCTGTGCAATCCTATCTCCAAGACCATCACTATACCAGCAACGATCACTTGGTTGGCGTTGGCAGGTTTGATCTTCGACCAACTGCTCAATGTTGGCAGGAAGTTCAACTCCGTTGGAGCGATAGTCTTTCTGAATGTTTTGCATCAAACTACTCCATGTGCTTCCGTAAACAATCGCTGGAAAGGTGAGTTTATCGCGCTTGATCTCATAACGCCAATACCAACCCCCGACTGGTGCTAGGTTTTTGTTTTTCAGTTTCATCTTGCCTTTCGTCGGAAAATATATTTTCTTATTGATATGTCAAGAGTTTTTTCTTCAAACAAAGGTATTCGTCGTTACGGAATTCAATTCCCAGAAAACATGGATGACCTTGGTATTGAGTTATACTGCTACGCTATAAGCCGAGGACAATATGGTAGAACTTATTGTATTAGACAAAATATAAATATTTCAGATTTTAAACTACTTTCTCCATCTGAACATTTTCTTAATGCAGTTAAACTTCAATGGCCGACTGAGGTTTCTATTTACAACCGAGGATATACAAACACTCAGTTGATTAGAACCTTAGATGAACTTTGTAGTAATGTTGATATCTGTTTAGCTGGAGCCGCCTCAATGGGAAAAAGTTTTCCAGTTGGTCTTTGGATTTACCTTGATTGGTGCGCTGCCCCACACTGCACTTCATCATGGGTAGCTACTACTACGTTAGGCGCGTCTGAAGATCGTATCTGGGGTATCATATCTAAACTCTATAAATGCGCTCGCGTTCAAATAGGTAAGCTAATCGACTACCGCCATATGATTGTTTGGGGTGGAGCAACAAACGATGAGGAAAAGGAATACGATAATGCTATCAAAGCCCTCGCCTTCCCATCTGGTAATGAAGGTCAAAAAGCAGTTGATACCACCCGTGGTCGTAAGAATGATCGAATCCGTCTTGCACTTGATGAGTTGCCAGAAATGGAAATGGGCGCGATCACCTCAAAAGTCAACTTGGGTGCAAACGATGATGTTACCTTTATCGGCATCGGAAACCCATCTGCTGGTGACAATCCTCACACTCGTTGGGCTATGCCAAAAGGTTGTTCTAACTTTGATTCAGTAAACCCAGACATGGATAAGTGGGAGACTGAGACTG